TGGGGGTATCGCGCTCCTGGGTGTTGTCAGGTGTGGGGTGTTGACGGTGAAGATAACCTGTACCGCCTGGCGGAGGTGTACCGGACACAGAAGCCGTATGAGTGGTGGGCCGATGTGGTTTCTGATTTACATGCGGAGTTCAACCTGTCGGCTGTGGTGTGCGACCCTGCGGAGCCGCGCAGCATCGACATGCTGAATGATCGCCTTGGCTCGCCCAGTGGCCGCTCTAATGCTCGACTGGCCCGCAAGGCGGATAACGACATCATGGCCGGTCTGGATATGGTGCGGTGGGCGCTGCGCCCGACCAAAGAAGGCCCGCCCCGGCTGCGGTTTGTGAAGGGTGCGCTTCGCCACGGGCGTGACCCGGAGCTGGCCGAGGGGCTGTCTCCGTGTTGCACAGAGGAGGAGTTCCCGGGGTTTGTGTGGCTAAAGCAGCAAGACGGGCGGGTGCTCAAAGAACGGCCTGATCCGGGGTGTCCCGATCACGGGCTTGACTGTGTTAGATATGCCGCGATGTTTGCGTGGAACAGAAATCTGTCCCAGCGCGTCGAGGGCCCAATGTTCCCGGCAGGATCTCTCGGGGATGTTTTGGATCACGAAGAGATCCTGGTGGAGTTATAGAATGGCGAAGCGTGCAAAGCGGTGGGCCCCGACTAAGCGGCGAATGCGGCTCGGATATCTCGGGGGGCGCCCTGTGGTCGAGGCGGTGGGCGAGGTGGTGGCCGAGATAGAGGCGGTAGAAGACGCGGCGCCCGCGCCCAAGAAGAAGGCGAAGAAGAAGAAGAAGAAGGCCAAGCGTAAGGGCCTCCTCCGCAGAAGGACGGCGGACGACTGATGGGGGCCCTGTCCGACAACGCGCCGCGAAAGCGACCGCGCAAAACATGGTCGTCGGGCGCCGAGGTTGTCCGCACAGCGAGGGCCAAGAAGCGCAAAAAGCGCGACGAGTATTACGCGAGTTCCCGTGGGCGCGGCATGGGCGTCGCCGGGACAGGCACGGTATCATCCCCAGGAACAGTATCAACATAGAACAATGACCCGCATAACCGGAACAAACCTCAACACGGTTGCATCGTCCAAGATTACAACCGGGCAAACCATCTGCGCAGCGGCTGGCACCCCCGTCCAGCTGTCCTCGAGCATCGACGGCCTGACGCACGGCATCTACATCACCGCCAAAGACAGCAACACCTACTTTATTGGTGTGAGCAGCGGCGTTACGTCAAGCACCGGCTTCACTGTAAAGGCCAACGAGCCGGCGTTCCTGCCCATCAAAGACGGCTCTGCCGTGTATGTTGTCACGGCGAGCGGCGTAGACAAGGCCATCTCCTGGATCGCTTACTGATATGCGCGGATACCTGTCCCAGTATATGAACGATATGGTCAGCACCTTCAAGGGGGGGCTGCCGGCGTCGGGCGATATTATTACTGGCCAGAAAACCGTTGCCGCAGCCGGCACACCAGAACAAATCAAGACCGGCTCCGCCCCGCTGCGCGGCGGCCTGTGGATTACCGGAGTAACCGGGGGCGAACTGTATGTCGGGCGCAAGGACGCACCGCCCTCCGCAACCTCGGGCTTTGTTGTAAAGGCGTACAGCCCCGCCTTTATTGAGGCCGACGAAATAAACGAGATTTGGCTGGACTGCTCCGCCGATGGAACCTCCTGCTCCTTCTTCGCCCTGTAATGCTTGACGTCACGCCCACAAACATGATGGCCGAGATCCGCTCTGCGGAGCGGCTGCGCGATGGCCACATCGCCGGCATGGCCGACCAGGTGGAGCGGTTCCACGGCCCGTACTACAGCGAGGCGTCCGACACGGGGGCCTACAACGGCGAGAATCATTACTACGAGTATGTGTCGCTGATCGTGCCGCGCCTGATTTACGACAACCCCCGCGTCCGCGTGCGTACCAGGCGCCCCGGAACCCAGGGCATGGTGGCAGAGGCGACGCGACACGGGCTCAACCGCTGGGTTAGGGAGGTCAGGCTGCGCAAGACCCTGACCGAGTTGGCTACCGACATGGTGTTCAACTTCGGCGTTTTGCTCGTCACGGAAGAGAACAACCGTGGGCTCAATCCCATTGACCACCCGCAGATGCCCGGCACGCCGATGTGGCCAAAGGTGTCGCGCATCTCGCAGCAGCGCTTCATCGTTGACCCGGTTGCGACCTGTATGGAGGACGCACGCTTCGCCGGGCACAAGTGGGTGAGAGACAAGGCGGATCTTCTAAAGATGGCCAAAGATGATCCCGACGCGGGGTGGAACGCCGAGGCCATCGAGAAGATGGCCACAACAAGCGACGAGCGAGAGCTTGGGCGCAAATCCAACAATGATCTTCCCGACCGCGACGAGGTTGTGGCGTATGAGATATGGGTGCCAGAGGTGGACCTTGACGAGTCGCTGGGAGCCGACGAAGGCTTCCACGGCACCATCTACACCATCTCTGTAAACACCAGCGGCGACGACGAGAAGACGGCGTTTATCCGCAAGCCGCGTCCGTATTACGGGCCGCGCTGGGGGCCGTATGTGTTCTTCGGCCTCTACAAAGTTCCCGACAGCTTCTACCCGCTGTCCCCGCTGGTGGCCGTTGAGGGGCAGATCCGCGACCTCAACAACCATGTCGAGTCCGCGTCTAACTCTGCCGCGAAATACAAGAAGCTGATCTTGGTGGACAATACCGACCCGAAGTTTGTGCAGCGCGTCAAGGACGCCCGCAGCGACTTTGTTATCCCGGTGTCAGGGCTCGAGAAGCAGCGCGTGGTGCAGGCCGAGATTGGCGGCATGACGCAACAGCAGTTGGCATATATCCAGACAGCGCGAGACCGCCTGGACAGAAACAGCGGCATTACGGACGCGCAGCGGGGCAACGTCGAGGGTCGCGGCACCGCGACCGAGGTGGCCGTGGCCGCCGAAGCCCACACGGTTCGGCTGGCGTATATCAAGCAGCAGTTTGCCGACTCAGTTGTGCAGGTCCTCAAGACTATTGCGTGGTTCTTCTACTACGACGACCGCGTAGTTATTCCGCTTGGCCAGGAAGGCCAGGAGGCGCTGGGCGTTGAGGAGCCGTGGCTGGTCGGCGGGGACCATGACCCAGAGAGCGGCGCCACCTTCGACGACCTCGAGCTGGAGATTGAGCCCCACTCGATGGAGCGCACAACCGAGTCCACCCACTCGAAGCGCATCATGGAGATGTACCAACTGCTGATGCAGACGGCTCCGATGATGCCGCAGATGCCGTGGGTCAACTGGTCCGCGCTGTATAAGCGTCTCGGGGACGCCCTCAACGTCGAGGGGCTGGACGAGATGGTGGACATGGGCGTTGTGGCCCAGATGGGGGGCCAGGGCGGCCCAGAGGCGCCCGGCGAGGTCCGCTACGCCAACGATGTCGGCGTGGCCGGCAAGGCCCGCCCCAAGATCACCCAGGCGCAAAACGACGTGAAGCCCCCCGGGCTAAACGGCACACCAGACCTGATGCCAGGCCAGTTGTCGGGCATTGAGCAGAGCAACGCGATGAACTTTGGAGGACGCTGATGGCTGAATACACATTCAAGAACGAGCGAGGCGAGGTGAAGCTGCTGGCCTATCGCATGGGTGAAGCCCCCCCGTATGGCGCCGCTGTAGTCGTGGGGGGCGAGGAATACCGCCGCTGCATTGATCCGCCGCGCACGGCCACACTAAGAGACCACAGTTTTATCTCGCGCAGCCTCCCACGATGGGACGCCGACGCCCCTCGACACGACAGTGTTGGGCGCCCATGCTTTGGCGCGAAGCACGAAGTTACCGAATATGTTGCCCGCAAGGAGGGCGACTGGACTTACGCAGAACTCTAACGGAGGACCCGATGGCCGAAGCCCCCAACATTACAGCAGACCCGCCCGAGACCCCGAGCGCCGTAGAAAGCCCCCCCGAGGCCGGCGGCCCGGACGAGGCCGCACAGGCAGCCAGCCCCGACGAGGGGTGGGATGAGCTGCTGGGCAATATAGACTCCGACGAAGAGGAGATCGGCGTTGCCCGGGTAGAGGAGACGGAGACGCCAGAAGAGGGCGGCACAGAGGCAGAGGCAGAGGCAGAGGCCGCGCCCGCCGAAACAGAGCAATCTGGGGACGACACTACGGACCCAGATCAGGAGCAACCCACCCCGGCCAACGGCGAGGACCTTGAACGGTCACTTGCCGCCCTGCGCCGCGACGGACTCCCGCAGGATGTCATCTCCAAGATGACGAACGAAGACATCATCTCCCTGGGCCTCAAGCGCATGAAGGTTCAAGGGGATGTTGATGACGCATACCGCCAACTCCAGGAGTTGAAGGCAGCGAAGGAAACGGCACCCGAGAGCGACACCGCCGAAGAGCAGACCCCTGCTGTGGCACCCGTCGCAAACCTCAACGAGGCCGTTCAACCCTTTGCAGACATCTTCGGTGAAGATGCGGCAGAAGCGTTGAAAGGCGTCCAGAACGCCGCCCTCCAACCATTGATTGACATGGTGAAAACCACGCAAAACATGGTTGAGGGCGTGCTTATGGACAGCTCAAGGACAGCCCTTGCGGACCAATATCCGCAACTGTCTACCGATGCGTCGTTCCAGAAGGTGAGAACCCGAATGGAATCGCTCATCAAAACCGGGGATTACAGCGACGTTGACGCGCTTATGGCGGACGCTGCCCGGATTGAGTTCTCAGACGAGGCCGCTGTGGCTTCGCGTGAACTAAACACCAGGCGCCAGCGCCAAAAGGCCGAAGGCCAACTCACCCCGACAGACAAGGCTGCGACACCCGCTAAGGCGATGTCCGTTGAGGAGCGCGAGGTCGCGCTTCTCGAGGCCCTTGAGGACGGTATGAAGTTGTCCGAGGCCCAGCGGCTATATGGGGCCACATCAACCTAACTATTAGGAGTTGACCATTATGGGCAGTGCCCTTTCAACCTTCAACGACTTTATGACGGCCACGGATTCCGCGATCCTTACGAGCGCGGACTCCATCGTCAATGAAGCGGTGAAGAACAACTACCTGCTGCGGCGCTTTCTGAAAGGGAAGTCCGACAGCCAGATCCTTCAAGGTGGTAAGACCATCAAGGATCAGATCATGTTTGACGAGGACTCGACGTACTCGTATTACCAGCCGAACGCCACCTTCACCTGGGAAAACCCCCAGGTCCTAAGCGAGTGGGAAATCAACTGGCGGTTCTCCGTGGATCATATGTCCTGGACCGACCAAGAGATTGAACTCAACGCAGGCGGCGGGCTCGGGCGCGGCGCCCGGCACGCGGTCTACAAGAAACTCAAGCGCGTAAAAGAGCAACGCCTCTGGACCTCGCTGATGAACGGCATGGAGTCCGCCCTGTTTGCGGTCCCCGACTACAGTGAGATGGAGGATGCGGGCGGCACCAAGCCGTACAGCATCCCCTGTTTTATCACTGAGGCCGCTAGCGCAGAGCCCCTTGACAGCGCTGGCACCGCTTGGGGAGCAAATGTGATGGGCATTGACCCTTCGGCCAACGCCAAGTGGCAGTGCCAGTCGGAATCGTATGATTCGTTTTCATCCGGCACACACACCGCTGACGCGGAAAACGAGGGCATCTTTGGCGCCTTCGACCGCATGTATTTGTCGGTGAAGTTCCAGGCCCCGCCCACGCGGCAGGAATACTTCGAGAGCGATTCGCTGTATGCGCAGTTTATTGCCTGCTCGAAGGTCGGCCTGAACAGCTACTCCCAAATCTTGCGCATGAGCCAGGACCTGTTTGCGGCTCCGTCCCGACAGGACCCGGCTTTCTTGAAGCCGACCTACGGCGGCATCGAGCTGGAGTATGTGTCCGAGCTGGACAGCGCCGCGCTGTATCTCATCGGCGGCGCTATGAAAACGGAGCTTGGTGATGTTGCGGCTTGGGCCGAGGGCGCCGACATCGGCCCCCGGTACTACTGGGTCAACGCCAACTATCTGAACCCCGTCTTCCACTCGAAGCGCTACTTCCAACGGCACCCGGTAATGACGCACCCGAACCAGCCGTTTACTCACGTTCAGCCCATTGACTGCTGGCACAACATTGTGTGCCGTAGCCGTCAGCGCCAGGGCATTGTTTACCCCGACGCCTCGACGAGCTAGGAGATCCCGATATGACTCAACCAAGTATTACTGGACCGACAGCGGGGACGTTTTTCATCCCGCGCAACGTCGATGTAGTCCTTACGGCTCACGCTGCCCTGACAGCAGGGCAGGTGGTATCTCTCGCCGAGGACCTAGACGGGACCACGGATGCGGTGACGGTGGTGGACACGTGTGCGGGCGGGAACTGCGGCATCATTGGCGTCGCCCTTGAAGATGTGGCGAGTGGCGCCGAAGGCAAGTTCCGCTTTGCGGGCAAGGTCGGTGTGAAGCTGAACAACGCGACCTTCGTTGGGGCCGGCCTCCAGGCGGGCGCCTCGTTTACACTGACCGACACTCTTACCGCAGGCAGCAAGGTCGTCGGATTGGCGCTAGAGGAGGCTGATACAGACGGCACCACCGCCGGTACCCTGTACTCTGTCGCCCTGGATGGCATCAACGGGTTTGGCTTCAACCACTCCTAATCTTTTTGGGGGATCCCTCCTCCCCCGCAACGCTCCCTCACCCGGCTTTGTCTCCTTTCTCCGGGTGGGGGGGCACTTCCCCCCCTTCTCTCTAACAATACTGGAATAAAACGATGCGCATGATGGTAAACGGCCCCGGCAAGGGGTTCGACATTGATAAGTATGAGTGCAAAATGATTGTCGGTGAGGCAGCCGGTGTAACGCTGTACCGGCTCTGCTTTATTGACGCGAACACCGCCGGCGATGCGGTCCATGCAACATCCGGTAGGCTGTCTTATGTCGAAAGGGCTGACGGCTCTGCCGATGGAAGAAGAGATATCTTTGGGGTTGTAACTGAACTTGGGCCGCTTGACGGCGCAGAGGGCGACGAGGTTACGGTCTGTTTCCGGGGTCGCGTGAAGGCGCATGTTGATGTCTCTGGGACATATTATGATGGTCAGAGGATGACCGCTTCGCTGGACAGCGGCAGCGACCTAACACATGCACTCAGCGCCGGCGATGACAAGAAAGTTATTGGGATGCTTTTAGAGGCCCCCCTCACCGCCGATGGCGTGTATTGGGTGCTGTTCGACGGCATCTCTGGCTTTGGCGTCAACAACCACGACATTTACACGCCCTAACGGCACGTAACCATGACGCCCACATATCAACCATGACACTCACATATCACCAGGTCGCCAGCCACGTTCGCCACACCCTTGGGGGGGAGTTGTCGTCCGAGCTGGACATGTACCAGATCATCAACCAGGCAGGCGACTTCATGTGCGGGATGCACCCGTGGCGGTGGCTTGAAACGGAGGCGGTGCTTGACGTAGACGACGACGCCGACATCGCCCTCCCCTCGCCCTTTATCGAGCTGCTGCACTACGCGCCACGCCTGGCCGACACAAGGGCGACGGGCACCAGGTACGCCCTAACGAGCCGCCAAGACGTGCTTGATTATCAGCACAGCGAAGTGGCGACTGAGACCAATGTGATTTACTTCTGCGTGTCGCACTCGACGGTATCGGGCGTGCCCACGCCGCGCCTGGAGTTTTCCGGCACCTCGACCGAGCCCATCACCCTTTGGTATCGCGCCGGGTGGGAGCCCGTCACAACGGATTCGTCCACATCCGACCCCTTTGTTTTGCCCGCCTTCTGCGAGCCCATCTACCTCCAGACGGTGCGTGCTTTTGCGCGTGGCTACGAAGAGGAGGATGCGTCTACCATGAACCCTCGCCTGGCCGAGATTGCCAATGGCCCGACCTTCTTTTCCGCTATCCAGCGGGACAGCCTGATTGAGGGCACAACGCTGCGCACGGTGCGGCGCACCAACCCGAGTGGCGTCCCATCATACATGGGGCTCCAGGGGCAGCGGCAACAGGGGGCGTAGCGTATGGCTCTTCCGGCACGCCGCGACGGGATTCTCCGCCCGCTCTCCGCCGTCTTCCACATCCAACAGGCCATTGGGTCTGACATTCCGCCCGATCTCGATGTGTACGAGATTATCAATGAGGCGGGGCGGTTCTTGTGTTCGATGCACGACTGGAAGTGGTTGGAGGGACGCGCAGCGGCGCTCGACATAATCAACGGCGTGGACTATGTGGAGTTGCCGGATGACTTCCGTGAGTTGATTGCGTATGAGATGTCTGATGGCCTGGCGCAGACCGTCGAGATGGTGTCGCTTGAGGAGTTGCTTGCGCTGCGCACATCGTCCGTTGTGACCAATACCTGGCACACGCGGGCGGCGATCACGCATAAAATGAGGAGGCATGCAAATATGGTGGCAAACTCTGAGGAGATCGTGTTGGATGACATTGTTGCCACTAGCGGCGCTAACCCGATTGGTAGATGGTCCGGTGAAGGGGGGTGGCCGGATGGTGCGCAAATAGAAAATTCCTCTTTCCCTGCACCGCACAATGCGCATCACTATCGTGACGGGGCTCGCAGTTATACGTTCAAGGGCGATAGGCAAACTAATCTTCGCCAAGGCACTGACATCCGTGGTGTGCTGGGGACCCCACTTTTGGTTTCTGGTCGTTCGTACACGTTCTCGGCATATGTTCGCATGGTCGATGCTGAAATGGCCAAGATTGGCCTGATGCACAACACGAACGACAACGAGAACTTTGTCCACGCGGAGATTGATTTCCTGGGCGCGGGGCACCAGAGATTTGCGAACTCTACCAACCTTGACGGCGACGGCTGGGAAATAGGCCATGGGTCCGTCTTGGTCAACAAAGACCGCAACCACAGCGGATCGTTTAGCGCAGACTGGGTCTGCGGCCACAACTATCTGCACAGTGACTACTCGGCGCTTGACCCTGTTGCATCATTTGATGACCTGAGTGACTGGCATTACGCCGGCGACGCAAACGTTGGTAACAACTGGTACACCGCACCGGATGGCACGAACACCGCACAGAGAGTGTACGATAACGGTGCCGCGAACAGTTGGATCTACCAGAAAGTGGCGCACGACGGGCGCATCACCGACTCGGCCTACCCATTGATAGACGGGGACAACTACACCTGCTCTATATTTGTAAAGCGAGGGATCGGCCCACCGGCGTCGGAAGGTGTCGAGATAAGGTTTGCTGTTTGGTCGTTCACTGACCAGAACATTGCTTCATCGTGCTCGATT